ACCCACGACATTCGTCGCATATTCTTTCGTGCGCGAGACAGCAACCATCTTGCCACTCGGCGAACCACCGTGGGAACCATGCACGTTCGTGCGGTATCCGGGTTCTACGGAAGCAGTCAGGCTGCCCCAATGTTTGCCTTTCATCCTAATTCTCCATAGCTATGTGAGAGAGTTCACGCTGATCGTACTAGATTCTTGAATTCAGAACAAGTGTCTGGGGCCGGTCATGTGATTAAAGCCTTCTTCCTGAACTCGCTTATGAACGCCTGTGCGACACCTTCATCGACATAGGCGTCCTCCATCATGTGTACGAAACCAGTGACATAGTCCACCATCGCAGGGTAGAACCTGATGTCAGGCTGGAAGTCAGACTCCCAATTCACCTGTCCAGCCTCAGTGATGAAGTTGTCAGTAATCTCAGGTACCCCAGTGGGGTATATCCCATAGAAGGAATACCAAGCATCCGGCCTGATCCTGTTGAGGTCGTTGAGGCCACGGTTCAGGATTGAGATGAGCATGGCGTCAGAATATCGGTAATTTGATGCGACTCTGTCCTTCAGGCGTGCTCGGGTTTCGGCGATCAAGGTTTCGTATGTGAACAGCGCAACGCCAGCGTCGGCACCAGCCCTACCTACATAATAGGACGGCCCGTAGTAGCTGACCGCGTAGTAGCCTGTGCCGTACATTACGCGCCATCCGTCGAGGTCACAGTTCGCCCGGTTTCATCAGCATTCGCCACAATTCTGTCCTTACCACCATCAGCCGACTTGATCCGGTTCTCGGTTCCAGTCACAGCTATGGAGCCAGCAGCTTCGGCTCGTATCAGGCGTATAGCTTCGGCGAACGTCTCTGTACCTTCCATCACCTGTGCGAAAACTTGGCTGACAATCGCATCTTTGTCAGCTTGCGTAATCGGTACATCAATCAGGCCCGCCGAGTTGTTGGCGAGGATACGTACCTGATTAGTGTTCGCAACGTCGATGATGTTGTTGTTCGTTCCCTTGAGGGATACGGCGTACTGGGCATCCTCGAACGTCACAGAATACGGTGGGATGATCTCGAGTGACTCAGCGTAGGTTATACCGGAAATGGTATACGACAGGTTGTGCCGCTGAGTGTCCGGCCACGGCATACCTGCCTCCGACGCCTCAAGCAGCTTCAGCTCGTCAAAGAACGCAGTCGTGTCAAGCTCTCGCACCTCCGGCGAAGCCTGAATGAGAGCCATATCAGCCCTTGGGACTGTGATGACTCCTGTGATCCAATCGACTGAAACTGCCATTATTCATCACTTACCAGCGTAACTGTCTGGGTCAAACCATTGGTACCAATAGTAGCGTTAATCGGGCTGGCTTTATAGACCGGAGAGACAGAACCTTTCCGAACATAGCCTCTCACAGCCTGCGGGGTGCTGCCACCGTAACTGACACTGGTTTCGCCAAGAGAGTCCGTGAGGGCGTAGGAAATCAAGTCATCGCCACCTGTAGAGGTCGTACCGGGCCGGATAGCGAGAGTGAAACTCGTACCATCCTCGCCCGCGTCACCAGTCGTACCGAACGATCCCGGTGTTTCTGTACCAGCTGTTGCAACCAGCTTGGATATAGTATTCAGGTTACGTCCACTACCACCCTCAAGGGTAGCATCAGTCGTGTATCCAGAAATACCTGCCCAGCTCACCGTGCCGGGACCGCCTGACCAGCCACTCATAATGACGACCCACGCATTGTTTGTCGTAGTTGTAATGGCGCTGGGGGCGTAACTCAGGTCATCTACGCTGTCTGTCTTGTGGTTGGCCTGCACGTATGAAACATCCAGCGGGGTACTTGTGTTCTCGTCGCGGTAGACAACCAACTGCCCAGCCGTATGAGTGCCTGCACCGAAATCATGGGTGAAGGAATAGCCACTGCCGGTTGTGGCTCCACGTACCTTGTATCCTATCCAGAAACGCTGGTTAGACGTACCTGTGGCTTGGTCAATCTGTGTGAAGTCGGCAGGGGGGGTCCAGTTTGAGGTAGTCGCATCGTTCTTGACGATCACGAGGATCAGGTCATCCTCCTGCGTACCAGCAGGTTCAGACAAGGTGTCAACTGTTGCAGACGCACCCGCATCTACACTGGTAGCACCGACATTAGAAATACTCGCGGTACCTCCCGGCCCAGTCTCCAAGAAGACTTTGGCGTGCTGAATCGGATCACCAGCCGTATCAACCGCCTTGATCGTAACCGTCACCGTCTGATTGACCGTGGTCGTCGAGCCAGCCGCGTTCCTGACACTGGGCTGGTTGCCCGCACCGTTGACGTTGATCGTGACCGCACCGCCGGAGCTGTTATAGATGGCAGCGTCGTTTGCTCCCGAGCTGGGAGTACTGTTCGTACCGGGCGTACCGCCGTAGCCGGTGAAGGTGATGTCCTGAAGATTGTATGTACCAACTGTGTCAATCTCAATGGCGTGTCCCACACCTGACTGCACAAACTCCGTGTTGTTCAGGTCCGTAGACGTACCAAAAGTCGGGTCTTGCAGTGTAGCAACCTGCGTTACTTGGTTGGTGCGGATGACGCAGTTCTCGATGTCTGCGCTGGCCTGTGTCAGAAGCACACACTCAATATCTGCGCCATCTACGGCACATACAGAAGTAAAAGTGACATCGCGGAAATTACGCATCTGAGCGCCGACTGCCAGCGACCCAGACGTCCCATTCACAGTAAAGTCTGGTCGAGTGTCGTCGGCATCAGCGCCGTTAAGAGAGCCTTCACCGATCATCAGGGAGTCAATCGTAACAGTTGTACTGGCGCTACCGAGGTCAACATCTACGCCGACAAGCCCTCGGCTATGGTAGCCATCGGGGAACGTGACAATAGACGTAGTATCAGTAAAACCTGTTGCAACAGCCGTACCGCCAGTATTTCGGCCAATCTCAAGCAGGCCATTCACTTTAACGGCGTTGCCGCTACCAGTTACAACTCCCCAACGATTCGTCTTGGTATCCTGATCGGTCGAAACAAAACTCGTGAAATCACCGTCAGTGTCAACACCGTCCCCGCCGGTCAGAACAAGCCCCGTTCCGATGTCGATTGCGTCGAGGGCCAAGTTCTCAGCCTTAGCAGTACCGTTTACGAAGGCACACTGAACACCGAACCAGTCAACAGCGGTCAAAGACGGACTTCCCGTAGTACCTTCCCGCCACTGAGCTATGTTGGGGTCAAGGCCAAAGATCAGGTAGCCGCCTTGCGCTGGATATGCACTAAAGCGGGTGTTGTTCGCACCGGAGCCTGCGACGTTGTAATAGTAGTAGGTGCTGTTTGAATCACCAAGCGCAACACGCACACCTTCAGTCGTGTTCAGATCGAAGGAGTCAGATACATACGTCTTGACAAACCACAGCCGGTTGGCTGCGGCAGTCATATCAACAGGGCTACCAGTGGCGGGGTCAAACTGAAGACCACCCAACGACGTTGAGTTGATTTTCTTATTTACTGCACCCGTGGTAGTACCAGATGTTACCTGATACGCAAGAGGGAACTCTGACGCTGGTGCAGGACCAGTCGATCCCCAGTTACTTGTATTAGTAGCTGCGTCGGAGTCGTTTACTCTCGTACCGTTAAATGAAACGGAAACAGTAGCCATTCCGTCTCCTCATGCTTATGAGTCAGGCGTACGAATCGTTGAGATGCTAAATGCTCCAAACTCCGCCGTCGTCTTAAATGTCTTGATTGGGGTTACTCCGCCGCGCCGTACCGTCACCGCCACATCGTTCGGAGTGGTGTAGGTAGCCGTGTAAGAGTGTGAAGTCGCCGTTGCCAGCTGGTCGATAAATGCTCTGAACACGTTGAACGGTGTCGTACAGGTGTTCGTAGCCGTACCGACTAGAGTGAACGTACCAGTCGTGTTTGTCCACGAGCTGTATTCAAGTAGGTCGTAGTTACCGTCCGAATCACGCTCGACGCGGATGTAACCCGCTGCCGGGGTGTTGGCAGGGATGTTAGCTGCACCGACAACCACCGAGGTACTGACGCCGCCCGTGATCGTGGTCGTAGCCACCATCTCGTTGAAGTCAGGCTCGGCATCGCCGTTAACGTCTGTCGCAGCACCATCCCACGGGTAGACCGTAACGTAGTCGCCAACCGAGAGGTTCGTGACCGAGCCGGAGCGGTTGTCCGGCGGGGCGATGGTAGCTTCGAGCAGGTTGGTGAACGAGTCACCAGCGATGGCGTCAGAGACGGCAATCGCAATACCGAAGTTCATCGGGTTGTAGTTCGAGCCGGTGTAGGAGCCGACGAACTGGCTGTTAACCGTGCGGGTGCTGACTGCACCGTTGACGTCCAGCGTGTCACCGTCTGTAGCGCCGAATAGGGTCTGACCATTGGCCGGGATCGTACCCGTGAGCAGCTGACCGTAGACGTTACCCGTAGCGCCAGCGTCATTCTTGGCAACGAGGAGCAGCTGACCAGAGGCCGTGTTGTTCACAACCGTACCAGAGGTGGCCGTCCACTCCGACGCGC